AATGATTTTACTTTAAGAACCTCATCAGATCTCTTACCTTTGTAAGTTGTATTCTTACGTAACATAAGTCCTTCCCAACCTTCGTTTTTAGAGTGTTCTAATAAACTAACAAACATATCGTCTGCACATATGAATTGATCAAGAACTGAAACACCTTTTAAATCATTAGGTACAATACTTTCGATGTTTGCAATACGTTGACCAAATTTTGTAGTTGAAACTTTAGATTCAAACTCTTTAATTGTTAAATGGTCAAAAATGTAATAATGAGGTTGTTCGATTGTGTGATCTTTACGTTTGATCTCTTTCATGATACTTGTGAAATCCTCGTTTCCTTTCTCATCAATCATACAAATCTCACCATCCAAAACTGTATTAATAAGACCAAGTTGTCTAATAGAAGGTTTAAGATTATCAAGTGTTAAGAATTCATTTCCTACACGAGAATAAAATCTAGGTTCACCTAAACCATCGATAATACAGACACATCTACATCCATCTAATTTACGACTAACAAACCAACCATCTGACCATTTAACTTTCTTTTGAGTTTTCTCGTCATAAGCTTTTGCTAATGCAACATCAAATGCTGGTATTAAATCTGGGATTGCAGTATTAATCATGGATGCCGTAGCTCTCGTTTTAAGATTACGATCAATGATATTAAAGATTAATTCCTCGGATTCAGGGTATGCGCCAACAAACGCATTAACTGCTTGAATAGCGGAGTGGCCAGTAATATTACGATCATTAAGGTCGTCGAGCAAACTAAAAAGATTGCTATACATGTTTTCTGGAGCAACCAAGTCGCTGCGTTTTTTACAAGTTTCTGAAGTAACATAATATTGTTTAAAAGTATTATATGTATACTCCAATACTTTGCGAATTGCCAAATTGTCAGCATATTGTTTTAATACATTTAATTTATCAGTATTACTATTTGTAGAATTTTGAGCATCTACGAACTCTTGTATTTGTTTTAAATCTTGCATTATTCTTCTATTTTATCTTCGATTACTAAATATTTTTGACCGCCTTCTAATTCTTTAACAGTACCACTTTCAATAAGTGTTTTAACGTAATTAGGATTTTCTCTATTGATATGAGCTAGGATTTGAATCGTAGGCTCCATGTAAATTACTTTCATATTATATGATATTATGTGTGAATTGTTTAATTAAGCAGGATGAAGACCAAAAATAAGAGTTTCACGTCTAGCTGCTTTTTCGCGTTCCATGAAATAACTTAACTTGGTAGTATAGTAATTCAAATCTTCGATATCTAAGTTTTCAATTGCTTGATTAACTTTGTAACGATAGTAACTAATTTTGTCTGAATAATCTTTTTTGGTGCTCATATTTTGTTTGTTTTTAATTATAGAGTAAATATACACAAAAAAAGCCAAACAAAAAAATGTTTGGCTAATTATTTTTAAAAAAGTTACGAACAATTAGGCCGTTTTGTTATCACTTGTAATCATTCTTTGAATATATTGGTCGACTAATCTGCTAACCGCTTCCGGTTTATCGTCTGATGTAAATTTAACTTTGATTTTTGCCATACCAGAATTATTAGTGTTTGTGGCACCCGAATCTACTTCAATTCCACCAAGATTATGTTTATAACCTTTCTTTCTAAAAAGACCCAATATTGATTGTTTAACTTTAGAAACTGGATCGTCAGTGTTTCCAAAAACTAATCTTGTTTCGAATTCTATATCTAATTCGCTAAGGCCAATTGACGAGTGATCTGCTAAAATATAAAGAGGAACTGTAACAGTCTTTTCTCCCACTTTAAAATCTATTGTTTTTGGAACACCATTATCAAAATAATTGGCCAAAGAATTTATGTGTTGTTTTTCACTAATTCCTTGTGCAACCATTGCTGCCTCTAAAAGACCGCCAAGAAGTTCTTCAATATTTAATTTAGACATTTTACATTTATTATTTAATATTATACACAAAAAAACCCGATTGTTTCCAATCGGGTTTAAATTTAAAAAATATTTGTTTTAATATTATGCTGGACCGTTAGCGTTCTTAGAAGGCTCGATCAATGATGGCTCTAACATTTGAGTTAGGTAATCAGAAAGCTTTAACATACCTTCAGTTGGTGGTAATTGCTCAGCGTGTACTTTTACATCATACTTAGCTGAATTATCAGTGCTTCTTGTATTCTCGTGGTGAGCTGCAACGCTTCCTGACATAGTAGCTGAGTATTTCATTCCCCAAAATCCACCTGATGCGCTAGCGCTAAAACTTGCAGAAGAATCTGAAGAATCTTTGTTAACTTCTGATGTTTTAACTTCCATTGTGAAAGCAATATCAGCAGATGTGATTGCTAATGCTGGAAGTGGAACTAAAGGTAACATAGGAACTTTAGAATAAAGAGTCTTAACTGACTGAGATCCATCAGTAGGATCTGTCATAACTCTTTGCATTTGTACGTCTAAAGATCTAGCGGTAGTATTACCATCTTTGTCTGTTACGAATGCTACTTCGTTGATGTATTTCCATGTTACATCGTTTAATTTTGCTTGACCTTTCGCCATACCGACGATTGGAGAAACGATAAGGTCTTCAATTGGTAGACCTGTGAATTGAGCTGAAATATCTGCTGCCATAATTTAGTGTTTTTTTATTTTGTTTTATATTATTATAGTATATATCCTGGAGCTTATCCGAATTTTACCAAACCATTATATTGTTTTTTGATGTCTTCAATTTCTTGTAGAGCTTCTTTAAATGATTCTATGATTTCTTCGCTTACTGCAAAATTAAATACAGTTTGACAACTTGGACAAACTGACATAGGATTCTTAACAATAAAATCTAATGTTATTCCTAGTGGTGTTTGACAATTTGGGCAAGGTAAGGCCATTTATAATATAGTTTAAGTATTGTATTAAAAATTACAAGTTAGTTTCATGTTATGCTATATCAGTTGATTCTAATAAAGTATATGTGAATGCATTTCCGTGAATAGCTTTAGCCTTATTAATAAGTACCATAAATTGATTGAAATCTTTTATTTTCTTAAATACTTGACATCCTTCTGACCAGTTTTCTACATACATGGATTCACTAGTTGGACTAGATCTGTGTCCATTAATTCCAAAAATACCTTCTTGAATAACAGTTTCATTAAAGGTCATATCCTTATTTTTATCACGATAAACTTTAACGGGTTTAACTTGACGCATTGCTTCGTATTTACCTTGATGTAGACCAACGGCCCACATTCCTCTATATTGGCCGGGAACTACTCTTGCAACTCCATTTGGATTGTGATATTCTTTAACTGCTTTTGTTCCAGGATCTGTAGTAATTGCCCATTGATAGAATTTCCAAACACCACCTTCTTTAAAAGATAGGGTCATAAAATCATCAAATACATTAGTTACTTTGTCAGCAATAGCTGCAGCATTATTTCTAACACCTACGATATTAACATCATAACTTTTATTGGCATCGTCATTAAACCATGCATATCCTTTTGCTTTAACAGCTGTTTCTATTTGTTCTTTAGTGTACATACATTATTTTTTTGATTTTAATTCATCTATTGCATCTTGAGCATATTTATCCTGTTGATCTTGAAGATATTTAATTCGATCTAAAAGAATTAATTTATCTTCTTTGTCAGTTTGCTGAATATATGTTTTTTGTTCTTCATATAGCTTTTGCCAATATGCGACGCGCTCTTCCATCATCACTCCTTGATACCAAATTACGGCTAGCATAATTACGATAGTAAATGATTGCTCTTTTAATTTGCTAACGAATACGTCTACAAATCCTTGAGTTGGTGTTTGATTCTCTGACATTATGAAAAATATAAATTTGCTTCAGCGGTTCTACGCTTAGTTAAACCTGCAAGTGCTTTACCACCAGCCTTGTTCCATTTTAAAAACTCAGCTCTAATAGTAGGATCACTTGGATTAGCATTAACTTTTTTAAGTAGAGTGCTAGATTTTAGATTAGCAGGTCCTAAATTATAACAAAAACTTACAAGTGCGTCAAATTGATTTTGATTAATTGTATCAATACAGTATGCATCAACATATTGTTCAAAACTAGAAAGCGACCATGACAATAATTCTACTGCACGTTTTTCTGTAATAATAGGATCTTTTAAAGTTACTTTTGCTTTATTCTCATAAAACGTATTACCGTAGCCTATTGTCGGTACATTTGCTGGGCACAAATAAGGTTTTAAATAAAGCCCTTCAGATGATTTGATTAAGTCTAGACCTTTTTGGCCTATTTTAGTAATTTTTGCCATAATTAAGTGGTTTCTGTATTTTCAACTGGAGTTTCAGTTGTTGTATTAGAAGTTCCCTCTTTAATTTGTTTTTTAATCGCTGTAAATTTATCAACAGAAGATAATCCAAGACAACCAAATGCAAGTAATGCTACTGCATTAATAATTGTGTCATTTAAAACTATATCATTCTTTTGTAAACTGCTGTAAATTAAAACGAAAATTAAGGATAAACCAGCTAGAATTCCGATTACTCTTTTTGAAGATGGAGATCCGTTTTCGTCAGATGCTAAATTATGTAACCACGTTAAAATTTTTGAAGAAGGATTTTTCATTACATGTTATAATATTTTTATCAGTACATAAGTACTTTATTATATATCATGAATGTGATTGATTTTAAGAAGTTATGAGATTAACCTTAGTTGCGGGTGAGGGACTCGAACCCCCGACCTCGAGCTTATGAGGCTCGCGAGATACCACTTCTACCAACCCGCTATGTACCATTAAACTTTCTAAATAAAGAAAGTTTAAATTTATTTTAATTAGTGTGCAGCTTCCTCGTCATCCTTTTCTTTACCCATAACGGCCTCAATAATACCAATTACCGCTAATAACATTGCAACGTTTGATATAATTGATGCTACTGTACCTAAACCTGGCACTGCATGTAATAAAGCATGTTTTGCAATACCTTTAACTTGAACTTCGGCAATAATACCAATAATACCAGCAAGTGCTAGAAATTCAAATGGTCCTGGTGCTCCTGCTAATTCAGTAGCATAGTATGATAATTTACCTAGAGTTCCTTTAGCAACTTTTTCAGCAGCCTGTTTAACTTTGTCTAATAAATTAAACGGTGGAATATGGTGCATTTTATGTGCAATTGCTGATACGAATGGAATACTTGGTCCATGCTCATCGCTTTCTTTTACTAGATCAGTAAAATCAATATCTCCATTAATAACAGCCTCGTTAATTGAATTTAGAATTGCAATTTCAAAGGCTTCTTTAACATCTTCACTTGCGGCTTCTTGAGCTGCTTTTGCGGTATCTTTAACAAATCCACTGGTAATCCACCCAACTGTTGCAGATACAACTTGTTTACCTTGTTTAACTTCTTTTAATAAAAGATTTTTGCTTTCGTCTGATTTCTTTTCAATTGCTGCAGTTATTTCTTTAATCTTAGATTGTGCGCCCGATGCATAAGCAGATTTTGCAGCTGTCCATGCAGCATCAACCCATTCTTTTAATTTCTCAACAATAAGTTTGATAATAGAAGCAATTTTACCACCTAATTTGATGATAACTTCTTGTGATTTTGTTAGAGCTTGTTTACCCTTTTCTTTTGCTATTTCTACTGCAGCATCAAATTTAGCTTTCATTTTGCTAATTAAGTTCTCTTCATTAAGATTATCAAACCCTTCATCAAATATGCCAAACTCAACAATAAGTAGGGCTTCATTCATAATTGGTTTGATTTCTTCGAATTGCTCAAGTACATTTATTATTACTTGTCTTCTGGATTCTACTAATTTTTTATTAGCAATAAATCCTTCATAACTTTTAATCTTCATGTTGTTTTTATTTTTTGAGTATAATCTATATATTCGTTTAAATATATAATAAAAAAATAAAGTATAAAGATGGCAACAAGTAGACCTTTCTCAAGATACACTAATGGACCTCTGTCTAACAACGCAGAACAACGTGGTAATTTGTATGTTGGTAATGAAAACACCTTATTAGATGTAGGTGGAGTAAAATGGTGGAATGGACCAGATGAAGATCTTGGTTATTTCATTGCATATGAAGATAATCAAGGCGCTCACAATGGTAGAAATTCATTGGATCGTACAAATGAAATGCCAGCATATGTTGGTTTTAAAAGATCTGCTTTAAAAACAGAAGCCTCTTTTATTGAATTGGTTAATAATTCATTTGAGCAAACATTTACAACAGGATTAGAAGCCAAAGCATGGTTAGATGCAAATGGATATTGGGCTTCTTTTTCAGGTTTTGGAAGTTCAGGATTCCAATGGATGACTATTCTCTCATCAGCCGATAGAAGTGCATCCGGTATAGGTCAAAACGACATTACGGTTACAGTTACACAAAGCGGTGGTGGTATGGGAATGACTGAAGGAGTTTATAACCCAACTGTATTTCCTGAAGAATATGGTGTACCATTTACGGGTAATCAAATTCAAAATAATAATGATGGTACATTTACCGCGGTATTTAGCCAACCAATTACAGATGCATTAGTTGCATTTGCAAGTATTGGTAATCCGCAGCTATCTGTTCCAATTGAAGTATCTGCACCATTTACACCAATTTTTGGTTCTAGTGTATCTTATCAAAATCTAGTAAATGAAACTCAATACACTGGACTTACAGGAAATGAAGGATATGCGATTATTCGTATTGATGGCACGGTAACTAGTGTAACTTTTAACTATACACTAGCCGAAACTTATTGTAACGTTTGTTTTGGATTTGTTAATCAGAACACTTTGCCTACACCTACTGCAACACCAGTTCCTGCACCTACTGCAACACCAGTTCCTGCACCTACTGCAACACCAGTTCCTGCACCTACTGCAACACCAGTTCCTGCACCAACTGCAACACCAGTTGAAAGTGAATCAGGTTGGTATTTCTATAGCACTGAAGGTCCATTAGATATTACACCACCAATAGCAAGAGGTAACGCTATGTTCTTAACAATGGGTTCTGACGCCAGTGTAATCAAGACATTCGAACCAAATAAATCAAAAGGTACTACTGAACTTTATTTCAATAATCTTGATAGTGCAGGTGGAGATTATACAACTCAATTTAATATATTGTCAAATAGTGGTGGTACAATAACCATAACACAAGGTGCAAATACTGTAGCATATACAAGTGAAACACCAGCACCTTTCTTTGCTGATGCAGGTCCAGGATTCTTTATGATACGAACAGATCTTGCTATAGAAACAGTAACATCGGCTAATCCATTTGTTTTCGGAAGTCCAATTACACTAACGTTTGACCCATTAACATAACTAATCTTATAAAACTAAAAAAGCCACGAAAGTGGCTTTTTTTATGTTAAATTTCCAAATAAATGGCGTAGTAATTATTCATTCTTCGGAATATATAAAATAAAAAGTTTACACTATGAATACAAGACCATTTGCATACACACCCGGGGTTAGCGTAACCGGAACAAATAAAATAGGAGATATTTCATATGGACATCCAACCTCAGGATTCGAAGGATCAGAATGGTGGAATGGACCAGACGAGGATTTAGGTTATGTAATAGCTAAAAGTGTTTCGGACGATAGTCAACCAACACCAATATCGGGTGTAACAGCTTCTGTGGGATTTTATAGATCTGAATTTAAAACAGAAGCTTCCTTTGTTGAATTAACCAATAACATGTTTGATCAAACGTTTACAACTGGTACTGATGCAAAAACATGGCTAAATGGAAATGGCTATTGGACTAGTTTTGGAGAAGACAGTATAACTTTTGTTACAGGAATCCAAACTTCTTCGATTATTTGTAGATTACCAGCTGATACATCAGAATGGGGACTTATTAATCTGGATTATACAAACAATACTTCAACTGTAAGAGCTTTAGGTTTATCAAGAAATGATTGGTCTCGTCAAGACTTTTATCCAACAAATGAATCTGGATATATGCTTGTATTTGATAATATTGAAACAGGCGATCATAAAATATTATTTCTTGATGCTGCATGTAATACTATTCAAACTGTAGATCTTTCTGTGGTGATTAGTTATGACGTTTATGACGGTAAAATAATGGCTGTAAAATATGATGGTGGTATTTGGTATTTCGATGGTTTAAATGTCTATCAATATACGTATGATGCAACAGACTTAAATTATGCTGAAGTTATGTGGGCCGAGGATGGAGCTTCATCTAATAGTACATTCATGTTTAAAGTTGTTTACAATAATGGCGATGCAGTTATTAAAAAGTTACATAATGGAACAGCTGCAACTATCGTGCAGTATTCTATTTCTAATGAAGATTATGATATTAAACTTTATAGTCAAGCTGATTATTATGTAATAATTAAAAAATTAGCAAGCGGTGTCTGTCAAGATTTTAAAATTAGAAAAATCTCTGATGATACTCAATTACACTCAGTTGATTTAACAGTATTCGATAAAATCGACGAGACGTCAATGGATTATATACATATTGATTTTAGAAATTATAGTATTAACAAATTTGCTATGGTTGTACATAATTACAATGATTTAGATGTAGACTATAGAATTTATACATATAATGGTACAACGGATGTACTTAATTCTACTTCACATGTAAAAGGTACTAATTACCCTAATTTGTATATAATCACGAGGCAAAGTACTGCACTAAATACTACTGGCACAGATTCTGTTCTTATGTCTTTTTCTAGCAATTCATCATGGAATGGCACAATGAATACTTACGCTTATTTTGATATTGTTTATCAAATGTCATGGCAAACTAGTTTAACTACATACGTATTTACCGATGCTGGAGTTGGAAATGAAACAGGTATAAATTTCAGTTATGATGGTTTCACAAATAATTATTATGCAATTTGTACCACAAATAATACAGATCTTCAAGTGTTATCTATTACTGAAGCTGATGGACTTGAACTTATAACACTAGGTTTGCTAGCAGATTTTGATAGCCCTAACATACACAGTTTTGGAAATAAATCTTGTCTTAGAGCTTATTTTGGAGCAAATGCCGTGGAAGGTAATCCAGCAGGAATTGGAATGATCCTTAAATATTTTGGAAATACGGGTGGTGTTATAGATGAGTTAACAGTTATGGGTACTACACAATATAACATAAACACATATATTGGCTGGAATATTTTTGGTATAACGCACGATAATGTCTTATACCAAATTAATACTACAACTGATGAAATTGTTACTATTGGTCCTTGGTATGGCAATAATACATATACATCCAGTGATTACTATGAAGCTACAGCATCAGCAAGACAAGAAGATCTTGTACATATATTATTTGACACAACGACCCGTGATATTCGTATTTTAAAACCAACATCATGCATATCTGGTACTTTACCTGACCAAAGTGATTTCACTTTAAGAGCTGGTAAAAATAGATTTATGTATATTTTTGAAAATCCAAATGATGGTGTGATACAAATCAATCTATATGATTTTAACTTGACACTAATAAATTCTATCGTAACTGATAAAACTAATTTTAATTTTAATACAAGAGCAGTTAAAGATAGATTTAATGCAAGACATAATGATGGTAGTGGTACATATACATGGTTTATGATTACAGATACATTTGATGATGCAATCATGACATCAACTTCTGATACTTCAAGAGTCGAAAACGATTGGATTTACTGGAACTAATTAAACATATTTAAAGAAAATAAAAAAGCCGCTTAGCGGCTTTTTTTATGTAGTCAATGTAAGACTCGAACTTACGACCTCCTCGGTATCAGCGAGGCGCTCTAACCAACTGAGCTAAATGACTATGGTTTATCTTGATGAAAATTTTCTTTGCAAGTCCAATGTTTCGAAAAATGGATTTAATCTAACATATGTACTATTTGCTCTTTGAATATCTGTAGCATTTTCACATAAACATGCATCTGCTGGAAATATACCTTTTTTATCTATAAAATCTAAGATTTCTTTGGCACCTTTAGGAGTTATTATATATCCATATGCACCTCTGAAAGTGCTTCCAGTTATAGATTTATCTCCATAAAATCTACTAATAGGATGTTTTTTAACTCCACCATCATAAAGTTTGATAGCATCGTTATATGCTTTAAAGTGTTCATATTCTGTAATAGCACCTGAATTGTTAAAGGGTAAATATGCATCTAAATGACATGCATTTTCTATTAAGTGTAAAATTTCTCTGGGATCTCTAACTAAAACAGCATCTTGTTCAAGAATTAAAAAAGGTTGATCTTGTTTAGAACACTCGTCCCATAATAAATAATGACTTGCTAAACAACCTATAGTACCATCGGTCCAATTTGCCATATTAGCATATGCTGATGGTTTTACATTATAAGAGTTTAAAACGTTAATACCTTTTTTTCCTACAACTCCATCAAATAATTCAAACTCAATACCGAATTTATTTAAAGACTTTATAGTGTCTTTTACCATGGTCTCTGAGAATTCATTGCCCTTTAGATAAATTATATGTGTTTTCATTTAATGTGATATTTATATATGTATCTAATAAAGCTGGTCTGTTAAATGAATAAAATAACAGGATGCTGTTTGCTTTTTCCAATAAAAGTTTTTAAATTTGCTGGAAGCATCCTTTATATTTTAAAAATACGGGATACACGTTGGTTTTCAGTTTATAGATTGAATTTTGTGTATTTGCTGTAGGTATCCCAATAATTTACAGGTTTCTGTTTTTGCTTACCAGCGTGTTTACCAATTTCACCACTCTCCAAGTTTTCATAGTTGTGTTGTTGGAGAGGTAGGACTCGAACCTACAATATACCGGTTCTGATTGCTTTTTGATTGCTGTAAGAAACCTTTAATATTTTAAAGAACTTTGTTAATTTGATAATTATACTTGATCAATTAAAAAAGTTTCATTTTTGCGGAAGATGAAGGATTCGAACCTTCGGGACTGTGACATCCACAACTTTAGCAAAGTTGCACTATAGACCGCTCTGACAATCTTCCATTTTGGGTGATTAATGGGATTCGAACCCATGCTATCAGTACCACAAACTGACGTGCTAACCGCTAACACTATAACCACCATGTGTGTTCATTATTTTCACGTGTTCACTGGCAGTGAACATTCATTTATAATGAACATAGTACCCAAGGAGAGACTCGAACTCTCAAGCCTTTCGGCCACGGTTTCTAAGACCGCTGTGTCTACCAATTCCACCACTCGGGCATAAAGCCGATCCCGTAGATCGGCAGCTCGACTTTCGGCATCGAGTTTGCAAGAATAAATCTCTGGCCAGGTCATGCGTCCTTTGGGCGCCGACTACGTACTTTCTACAGGGTTCGAACCTGTGACCTCCTCGGTGTAAACGAGACGCTCTGAACCAACTGAGCTAAGAAAGCATAGAGCTTCACTTTGTCATAACCTATAGCCATATTGGACTATAACTTTACTCTACGACAGCTTTTAACTGAGAGATCGTAGTATTATGAGTGAAGCAAGTGATCCCGGTTGGGCTCGAACCAACGACTCCCTCATTAAAAGTGAGGTGCTCTAGCCAACTGAGCTACGAGATCATTTTTGTTGCGAAAACAGGACTCGAACCTGTGTCTATGCCTTATGAGAGCACCGTAAGAAACCAACTCTACCATTTCGCAATTTAGTAGCGGGTGGCAGAATCGAACTACCCTTCATTCGGCTTATGAGACCGATAAGTTCACCAGAACTTTAACCCGCAATATATTTGTAGTCAATAAAGGATTCGAACCCTTATCTCCCGATCCGTAGTCGGGTGTTCTATCCGTTAAACTAATCGACTATGGTGGACCAGCCTGGGCTCGAACCAGGGACCTACGCATTATGAGTGCGGTGCTCTAACCAACTGAGCTACAAGTCCATTTGCACACATAGAGAGATTCGAACTCCCATCAACGGTTTTGGAGACCGTCATGCTACCATTGCACCATATATGTAAATAAGAAAGAAAACAGAAGATGGTCTAGTGGACATCTGTTTTTACGATTAGCATTACGTAGTATAAAATACCTAGAAACTCAGGTTTTGCAACCATTCCTAATCAACTTTCTTTGGTGGACCGGGTAGGACTCGAACCTACATGCTCGTAAGAGGGCGGATTTACAGTCCGCTGAGCCAACCAATTGCTCAACCGATCCTAATTGCTGGGTATCTAGGATTCGAACCTAGGACCACTCGATTAACAGTCGAGAGCTCTACCGCTGAGCTAATACCCAATTTAATCATGATTGGATTCGAACCAATTCCAGCTTTGCCATAAAGAGTATATTTCAACTCAACCTTGGGGAGGTGCTGCCAACCAATGGCCTCATGATTTGAGCAGATGGAGAGAATCGAACTCTCATCTCCAGATTGGAAGTCTGGAGTAATGACCATTATACGACATCTGCTTATTTGTTATTTCCAACATGTCAAAGAGCTTTGTTATTAATTATATGTAAATATAAACAATGTTTTTGAATCTGGAAACAGTTTTCGTAATTATTTTTCAAAAGTTACAAACATTTTTGTCGGGATAGCAGGTGTCGAACCTGCCGCCTCTTGCTCCCAAAGCAAGCGTCTCACCCCAAGACTATATCCCGTATTGTTGTCCCTGAAGGATTCGAACCTCCACCGCGTGGACCAAAACCACGTGTCCTGCCATTAGACCAAAGGACAATATTGTGGAGCAGGTTGGTATCGATCCAACTCCTCTGGATTTTCAGTCCAGCGCAATGACCTCATCTGCCACTGCTCCATCGTTTTCACCAAGATGTCAAAGAACTCTTTGTTTTGAGTTTAGTGTTGGAATCGAACCAACTTATCAGAGTTTGCAATCCTGCGCCTAACCGATCGGCCAACCAAACGTTTTAAATTTTAAACAAAAAAAAACCAAGCTTTTTAATGGGCTTGGTTTAACTAAATGTTGAAATAATTATACTATCAACTTATAGATAAGACACGCCCATGATTAACCCCCGGATTAAATATCCAGCTGATCATCTGTAGACAATATTTTATATGTAAGTTGTTGCGTTTCATCGTTTTTGTTTTTTGTATTATTATAGTATATATCATTAACTTTTTAAAAGTTTCATGACTAATGCATTTTTTTATAAATTATTTAAAAATAGTTCAATTGACATATTAGTAAGAAAGAATAATAGTAGCCCCACCGGGAGTCGAACCCGACTTTCCAGGATGAAAACCTGGCGTCCTAACCGATAGACGATGGGGCCAAAATAGAAGGTCACCAACTGCACCTTCTGTGGTGGCTTTAGGAATCTTTGACGATTCCAAGGTTTCGAATTCTTTTATGTCTTGTTCTAAAAAGACTCAACTACTGTTTCATAGTCGCCGCACGCCGCCACTTGTTACCTTAACGCGAATTGGTTTTAAGCGTAATCATTGATAGTTTGACCAAATTTCTTACCAGAGCAGGATAAATGAAGCTATCACATTGTCTTCTAAATACCGATTGAGATTGCAGCCTCTAAGGTTCCTGATGCGCCATTGTCTTTCTTCAACTTTCACTAAACTATGTGTTATTGGGTTTTGGCAGTGTCCCATTTAGCATACTAATCAAATACTTTTTCATTATCAACTTGCGGTCCCACGGAGAATCGAACTCCGAACTCAGCCGTGACAGGGCTGCATTATAGCCGTTTAACTATGAGACCAAATTTGGATAGGATCAAAGGCCTTTTGCCTACCGAGACCTCGTCGTTGAATTTCTTCAGAGCGTACCGAGACACTATTTAAATAAAAAAGAGTGGGAGGAATCCAACCTACCGTCACGTCCATGTTCCTTGCAAAATGCGAAGTACTGAAGATTGCTCTCATTAATGTCACTGAGCTACACTTTTTTTTGAGCCTCCAGTCGGACTCGAACCAACGACCTGCTGATTACAAATCAGCTGCTCTACCAACTGAGCTATGGAGGCATAAATAGAGTATGACGTATTCTAATCTTATGGTTTACCCGCAGA